GCCCAGGGATGTGCACATCTCTCCAGACATTCTGGTTGCTTCCACAGCAACCTTGAAGTCCTTAAAGACACACAAATTAAGCCCGCCTAGCACTTCACGTACCAGGCGCATGAACTCCCCACCAGCAGGGAGATGTTGCGTCATGTATGAGTATAGCTCAAACTCACAGGCCTCCATCAACTCGCGCACAAACAGACTTTCAAAAGCTGTATAGTCAGTGGCGATATATTTTGCTCCTTCACGGTGCAGATAGTTCATAATGTAATCTGGACGATCTGCAACTGGAACATGCTTAATAAAAGCCTTGTGTTGATACACTTGCTTTTCAATAAGTTTAAAGATAGGCCCCACAGCACATTTAAAAGTATCTGACCGCGAGTTGATAGCGCGGGCGTGCTTGTAGGTTGGATAATCCTCATCTTTCATGAAGGAACTGCATCGGAAGTATCGGTGGGATTTATCTGGATCCCACATGCTTGCAACGCCATCCCATTGAACCCGGAGTTCTTTACGTCTCCAGTCGGGGTAATCAGTGTGGCTTAGCCAAAACTCAACGCTCACATCTGCATCGGAGGGAAGGGGGACAAATTCCCTCCGGCATTCACGACGAACGTGCCTCCTGAACTTCTTCAGTAGCAACTCTTCGCACGTGAGCGGTTTCTTAAGAAACCTATGTCTCACCCCAGCGATGGTCGTATCGGGGTCCAGGGGATCCGGGTGTGGGCGAACCGCTCCAACCACCACGGGTCCGAACGAAATCTGGACAACCGGGCGCTTCCCTAAAGCTACCTCACGCGGTTTAGAAATCACCGCAGATTCTTTAATCTCCGCGATCGCATCCATTGTATTCTCAAGGTAGCGATATCCGCGGGTGTACGACCTAAGTCCTCCTTTCACGCTGGGGCGGGTCAGAAACACCGGGTGCGGGCCTGCCGGTTCTGATACCACAGGCCTTGCGCAACTTCCAAAGTGTTTCCCGCCACATCTTCACCTTCTTGATAGAGATCTTTGTCCAAGTTGACAGTGTGTGTGGTCTTTACCGAAACGAGCAGCCTATCTCTGAGAACAAGGGGATCATCAGTCAGCATGACAGCAGGGACAGTCATTTGTGCCAACAACTCATGAGAAATGAGGAGATAGTCGGGCGCGCCAGTACGCTTCCCGAAGGTGTCTACGTTGAGGAGGACGCCATTTAAAGTCTTACGATACGCAACAACGCTGTATCGGGCATCGACATGCTTAAGCTCCCGGAGTGACATGGCGTCGGCACGCCTGTCAGCATCGTCCCAGTCTTGATTGGTCATCGACGAGTAGCTGTGGGTGGTGCGCTCACAAAATTTCGATC